TCATTATCGCCTACGGGTAACTCCATTTTATCATCGGTGTCTAGCTTGTAACCGTTTGCTGTGGTCACGTTGCTACCGTCGATATACAAAGCACCACCTAAGTTATGTACCCACACGGTTTGGTCAAAGGTTGAGGCTGCTACCAATAATGTAGCTGTAGTGCCTACGCTTACCTGTGCGCTAGTTGGCATTTTCTAATCCTAACTTAGTAATTAAAGCCGTGACCTTTTCAGGGCTTAGTGCTATCTCAAAGTGCATTTCATCTTTACGGTTTTTGTAATCCCCGCCCCAGGTTAGGCCGTACTTTTTAGCCAGGGCGCGGATCATTGGCACCTTAGCTGCCTCAAACGTGCCTACCTTAGCTAGCGGGTGTTTAGTTGCATTAAGGTCTATAGCTGTTCCGCTGCTGTGATTACTAAGCTTGTCGGTAGTGCCTCGCACCATACGGTAGCAGTAGCCCCAATCATCTAGGCCGCCACCTTCCAACGGCTCTATTAGCTCGTTAAACTCTTTAGCAAAGTTAATAAGTAATGGCGCTACCTTTTCAGCGCAGCGGATTTTTAGGCTTGTGCCCTCAACCTTAAAAGGCTTTACGCCTATCTCAGCCTGGTCTTTAGATGCAGGCCACCCGTTGTAGCTAGTCTGCAAGGGCTGCGATTTCATCGGCAGTTAGTCCAAGCTTTGCATACACGGCCTGGCGCGCTGCCGCTTTGTCAGCTGCGGCCTTGTCATCGGCTGCCTTCTGATCCGCATAAGCCTTAGCATCGGTCTCACGCTGAGCCAATTCATCGGCAGTTAATTCGCGCTCTAGGACTTCACCCGTTGCACAGTTGATTTCGATTGCAGTTGTCATTATGTCTCCTATGTTTTAGATATGCCGTAGAGGTAAGCCGTTGAATACTGAGCAAAATTGCCTGATGTCGGTGTCATTACAACCGATGTTATGGCTGATGTGCTTTGCCATAGCCCAGCCGTTAGATAAGCAAAGGCACTAGTTGCATTATTTTCTGTTACTGAATCCATTGAAATAGATTTGTATGTTGAACCCGCATAATTAGGAATATAAATACTACTGTTGCTGAAAGTGCTAGCAGTAAAGTCAGATGGCTGACCTTGATTAAATAAGGTAGTACCGCTAAAAGAACCAACTGTGCCGCTTGAATTGTATAAACCAATCATTGTTTGCGACGAGGTTGAGCCATTAGGTTTAACTAAAAAATAGTATCCACCTGAACCTGATGCGGCATCTGAGCGTACAGAAAATACTGCCTGTAAATCTGTATAAGTTGAAGGAATACCTGTAAATGAAATAGTTGATGCCCCACCAGAGCCAACAGTTACAGTAGCAATTTTAACAAATGTATCTGGCATTATGCCGCCTTTATTCCGTAGAGGGTGAAGGTTGATCCAGCCGCAAGATTATTACTTGCTACTTCAAAAATATCTAATCTATTAACCGCAGCAGTAGAGCGCCATAATGACACATTGGCATCAACAAAAGTTGCAGCATTGTTGCCTCTACCTATTGCACTTTTGTAAGTTGTAGCATTTGAATAATTCATAAAAGAAGTAATAGTAGTTGATTGTGATGTTGATGGCATACCAACTGTGTAATCAAACAATAAACCAGAAGTTGTTGAAGTACCTCGTGATGAGGATGCGGCACTACCGCTGCCACCTAATTCAGTAAAAGAATAATTTGTAGCAGTATCATTATTAAATCTAAAATATAAAGTTCCGCCGCCTGTTACTGGCGTTACAGTAGTAACTAAGATCAAGTCTGTATAAGTAGATGGGATGCTTGAAAAAGTAATTAAGGCGGTAGGACTTGCTAAAGTCTGAGTTGCAATAGGTGTATATGTACTTGGCATTATTTTATCCCATACAGAGCGAAGGATGAGTATTGTTGAATAGTTCCACTTGTCGCAGTCAGAGTGATGCTAGAAATTGCACTTGTGTTTATCCATAAACCTGAAACAAAAGCAACGCGTCCACTGCCATTATTATCTAATCCACCCAAGTTCCTAAGTGTTTTATACTTATTGGTATTGGCGTAATCCAAAATATCTGTGACTCCGACACCAAAAACATTAGATGAGGCACTAGCCCCTGTTGCACCCTGTAATTGATTATAGTCACTACCTGCACCATAGGCAGCAACACTTGAACCGTCACCTACTAATTCGTGATATGTATAATTGCTAACAGTTGTATCTGAGTTGTAAGTAATTCTAATTGTATCTACCAAAGAACTGCGGCTAGTTCTAGCCAGCATTCTAATTTGTAAATGTGTGTAAGTGCTAGGAATAGAACTAAAAGTTACAGTAGATGTACCGCCTGAACCTACTGTCGTAGTCGCGATGGACTCATAGTCACCACCAGCAGGTGCGCCTTCTCCTAATAGCCCTGAAATAGTATTTAGCATTATGCAACAGCACCTACGACATACCAAGTATCTGTACCTGTTTTAATGCAGGCTGCTGATTTGTATTGCGCAAGGGTTGGAGATGCTGCAACTGCTCCAGCGCTGAGAACTGTTGTAGTACCTGATGTGACTGCTGAGATTGTGCAGACACCTGCACCGATGTTAAGGACTGTAATTACAGTACCGATAGGAAAAGCCACAGAGGCGTTAGTAGGTATCTTGAACGCGATAGCAGTTGCCTTATTCATAATTTCTAGCACTTGGTACTGATCAGCCAGAACTGCGGTGTAGTCGCTTGTGTTTGCTGTGCCAACTGTGAAGGCAGTCAAGCCGTTATACATGTTGGCTGTAAGCACATCACCTGTGGCTGCTGGAAAAGTTGGCATTATATCTCCTTAGTACGAAAGAACGCTAGTGCCTAGAATACCGTATAAAGACGATCCAATGATGAATCCATCGATGATTGGTTCTAGGGTTGTGAATTGGGTTTTCCAAGAATTAGGCGTGATGCTGTGAGCTACGCCGAACACCTGCAAAGTTTTAGTCAAGGCTGATGAGCCTGGTTGTGTCGTTGTGATAGTTACAGGATCAAAGAACTCTAGGTCTAGCGCTGCTGTAATTCCTGCATCGTAATCTCTGGTGTAAAGGTCAAGGGTGATGGCATCGCATCGGGTCGTGGTCTCAGCTCTTGATGCTACATAAGCCCGAGCATAGTCAAGGGCAACTGCATCGGTTTCCATGAGCAGGTTCTGTTGGTTGTAAGAGTGAACAAAATACTTGTCAATAGAAGCTTGATTGATGGCGTTCTGAGTTGTACCGCCTGTGCGAGTAATTTGGGCTGAGTTGTAGATAAGCACATCGTTGAGAAGCCAGATAGCGTTGAAGTACGGGATGCCTGTGCCATCGTCATTAAACACCACAGGCGTGCCATTGACGCTGCCTGTTGTAAAGGCTCTGTCCTGGAATACGAACTCGCCAGAGGCATTGACATATAAAGAGCCATACTCGCTGATTTCGACTGTCTGCATGGCTTCTAGGGCTGTTCTAGGGCTTCCTGGGTCTGCCTGTAAGGTTGTCTGTCCAGGATCGATGTCACGCATAGATGTTGGAAATGCAATCTGGTCGAGAATCTTATTAATACGAGTTCCTGATAACTGTCCTGCCCCTGAGTCTGTGACAGTTGAAATCTGTGCGTTCTGTGCAAGTCTAAAGGCATCAACAGCTGTGATGGTTGTATAGACAATATCGCCTGTGAACTTAGGCGTTGTGGTTGAATAGCCTGTAATAAAGCCTGAGAAGATTGGGTAAGTTACTGTGTTCCAAGTAGCAGTTATCTGCACCTTACGCATTGGGCTGAGTAAGCCATAATAAGGACCAGCAGTATTCTGAGGATTGAAATCACCATTCTGATCAACAATGCGTAGGGTTAATTGACCAGTCTGGAATTGGTCTGCTTGAGCGTTTCGCCCTCGACTGGTTTGAACTGAATCAACCTGGTTAGACACATCAACAATGACCGCTTCTGCATCAGCTAGAACATTTACGCCAAAGATTCCTGAACCGATAATAAAAGCCTGAGCAAAACTTGGACCGGTGGAGAAGTTAATGGTGGCATTGATTACTGGTACTGCCACTAGATTGCTCCAGCGTAAGTGGTTGAGTTCCCATATCTGTTGAGGTCTTGGATTGCTCCCTGAACGACTGATGCAATCTGCTGATCGCCTATGCCTTGCGCGTTAATAATGTAGGTTGGTGAGCCACCGCTACTTGATGTGTTAATAGATGCAGGTTTGAAACCTATTGCGTTTTGCAAAGCTGTTATATCAGGCATTGCCAATCTCAACTTCTCATTGACTATGGCTCTTTGTTGTTCGATTGGGGTATTTGGTCCCAGAGTTAAGGTTTGAAGTTGTTGAACCTGTGGAGCAATGCTTTGATACATCTTGCTAATTGTTGCTCGAAGGGCTTCTATAAGTGCAGTAAAAGCATCTTTAGATTCATTAGCCTTTTTAATCATTCCAGCAAGGGCTTCGTTTTGATCATGAATAGCAATCTTAGATAACAGACGCATCTTAATCTCGCCATCAGCGGATTCATTCAATGCTGCATAAAGATTGACTCGATCTACATCGAACTTCTTTTCTAGCTCTTGAAGGGCTATCTGGTCTGCTGTTAAAACAATCTTTCGAGCAGTTGCATCATTGTCAATTTTCTTTAAGCTGTTGCTTGTCCTGGTAAGACTAAGCGCTTCTTTCTCTGCTCTCTTTCGAGCAGCAGTTTGAGCGCGTTGAGTATCTTGGCTACCTACGGACATGGATACATTACCCATGCCGCCAGGTATAGCGCCTTGCCTAAATTGTGACTTCTTTAGATTCTGTCCGCCTTTAGCAAGAAGGAATGTAAGAGCTGCAACAGCGGCAGTAACGGGCGCAAAGTAAATAAGAAGCAATGATCCGATGGCAATGATGACAGGTTTCAAGGCTTCGAACTGCTTAATCATAAATGCAATGTTCTTAGCGCCTTCTGCAATACCAGTAGCCATGTCATTGATGACGCTGATTGCTCCGCCTGTGCCACCTTGACCGCCTGAAAGAACTCCTAAAGCATCGACCAATCCTTTACCGATTGCTTCTTTAGCATCATTGACTGCAACAGTTAGCAAAGCCATTTGACCTGCAAAACCCTTAGTTGCTTCTAATGCTTGACCTGAGAATCTTGCTTGTAGCTCTTTGGTGATTTCATCCATATCACCAGCTTTAAGAGTTGCCTTAGATAAGCCTGCGCCTAAGCGGCTAAGTCCTGTTGTCTGACCTGCATATCCACGCGCCAAAGCCAAAGAAACTTGATTCAAGTCTCTACCTGTGCCAGCGCTAATATCTAAAGCAAGTGCTAACGCATCCTGTGACTTCTTAACATTGCCTGTGGTTGTAATAAGAGTTCTAAAGGCTGGACGAAGATCATCATCAAGAACGCCTGTTGTGCGTTGCATTCTCTGAATGAATGATTCAACATCTAATTGAGCAAAAGCATTGCCTGTGTTAGCAACTGCTAAGGCTAGAGATCGGGCAGCCTTCTCATCTTCTGCAAAAGCCTTTACAGCTAGTTTACTAAAATTGGTAATTGCTCTTGCGCTAAAGGCAACGCCTAATGCCATGCCTAGATTCTTTACGGATCGTTGCAATCCAGCGGTGGCTTTGTCAGCCTTTTGAAATGCGTTCTTGCCAGTAAACTGAGCGGCTATATTTATAGCAATATCGGCGGCTGCCATTATTTACCCATCCATGAGATACCTGAGCCGCGACCTTTGGCAACGACTTTATTAAACTTTACAGCTGAGTTTTCGATTGCTTTAATAACAGCGGCATTGGTTTTGCCACCGTCTTCTGCCCAAGCACGAAAGATTACGCGACCCTTCATCTTGCGACTAGATCGACCTGATGCACCAGGCGAGCGTGTGTAGGCATCGACAATTTTGCCTTCTTGATTCATGGCTTGAACAAACAATGAACCTGCTTCTGGGTTATTGCTCTTACCATAGTTTTTGCCTGTGCTGGTGGTATAGACAGAGTTCATGCCAGGAATGCTCACTGTTTTTCTCTTAGCCTGTTCGCGACCATTAGGATTGACGCGACCTGCTGTTTCGTAAATGGCACCAGCTGCTGAAGCATTGACAATACGAGCCAAAGAACTAAAGCCTTTTTTATTTGGCTTAGATGGTGTTGTCTTGTAGCCAATGCCACGCTTGGCTAATCCAGCGCTATATCTAGGAAACTTGCCTGTAACTGCTGGCTGACCCCAGCCGCTCAATGGCGCTGTTGATGGAATGAATCCACGCGCTTTAGCGGTAATTGGCTTTAGTAATGCGCCAATCTCTTTCTGGGTTTCCTTCGCTAAATCAGGAGTAAACTTTTTTAAAGCCTTACGGAGTTCAACGCCGCCTTTGATTTCTGTTGGCATTGGCTATCTCCTTCGCTTCATCTTGTAGAACCATGATTAGGTTCTTTAGCATTACTTCATCTAGCTCTAATAATTGTTGTGGCGCGATCCCGAGTCTGACACTTAATTTAGCAATCAGATAGGTGATCGAGTCGCGCCCTAAGCCAAAGGGTCATCATCTAATACCTCAACCGAAGTCAAGGTCTCGATGAACGATTCTCCGAATGGCTTAACAGTTTCACCCGAACGGCGGATACATTCCCAGGCAAGCCAGAAGATGTCGCTCTGCTTCTGATCTTCGATGAACGCTTTGTGAAAGCCCTTCTTAGCGTGAATCTCGAAGCCATATTGCACCAATGGAGTAATTGGGTATTCGCCAACTGATCCATCTGCCCTTGTCACTTTTAACTTTGCCATGATTTGCCCCTTAGTTTAGTTGTTTAGAAAGTACCTGTTGATGCTACTGCAACTGTTGAGTTAGCAGTAAATGTGATTGATTGTGTACCAATATCGCCAACAGCACCGTTGATGTCTGTTGTGTTATTGACTAACAATGAAACTGTGTAAAGAGGGTTTGTAGCAGATACTGCTGTTCCCTTTGTCTGTAAGAATACTGCTGTAACAG